TACAAGGAAATCAAGCTGCTCAAGTAAGGATGTTTGCTCATGACGCAATACCCGTAGCTTTAGGCGCAATAAATCCAGAGTTTGGTATAACTCTAGATTCAGGAGGTTACGGCTATGCTGTTGGAAATGAAATAATTTTAAATACAGTAAGTGGAACTGATTCTGCTAAAATAAAAGTAATGTCTATTGGTAGTTCAGATATACTAAATATTCAGGCTGTACAAAATAATCCATTTTACTTCAATGGTTTGCAATTTACTGGCACAAAAAAACTTATTTTAAAAAGAGGTAAAACTTACACTTTTTATCAAAAAGCAACTTCAAATACTGGTCATCCTCTGCTTTTTAGTACAGATTCTGATAATGAAGTACCTTATACTGATGGTGTATCAAGCCCAGGTGTTGCTGGATCTACTAAAGTTGTAACTTGGACAGTGGCGTCTAATGCTCCACCCACTCTGTATTATTATTGCGGAGCTCATACAGGTATGGATGGAGAAATTGAAATTATAGATAGTGGAACTGATTTTTTAGATGTTTACCCTAATAACAACGCTATTAAAAGCTTTGAAGTTGTTAGACAAGCAGGTGGTAAACCTTTTGGTAAAGCTTATACTGTAGGTTTTAAAGTTCAGCCAGGTTTAGAGACATACTCTACTTCTGACCCATCAGCTTTTATAGGTTCAATAGCTAGTATAGATCTAGCAAGTACTGATCAAAGAGGAGCTTGTATTTATGTAGGAGTTAAAATGAGTTCAATGACAGCTAAAATGGAAAGTGGAAAATTAGCTACTTTTAAAGATGTTGCTGCTGGCTCTTTTATGCCTATACTTGTAAAGCAAATAACAACAGCAACTCCGGATGGAGGTAGTGCTGGTGTGATTAATGATAACGATATAGTAGCTTTATATTAAAATATGATAATTGGAATAGGTAATACAATACCTGAGATAACTAATTTACCTGGACAAAGAGATGAAGGTGTTTCACTTACTATTTCCTACCCTTCTAGTGCTTTTTGTACAAGCGCAAGTGATCCATCGCCAACTGTTAGTGGCAATGTAGGAGCTGGTACATTTAGTTCTACTACTGGTTTAGTGTTTGTTAATAACTCAACTGGTGTAGTTGATATTGGCAATACAGTCACTGGTACTTATACTATTACTTATACAGACACAAACAGTGCGGTTGCTACAACTCCTTTAGAAGTTGTTCTTTCAGATAATGCTACTTTTTCTTATTCAGCAAGTAGTTATGACCCAAGCGCATCGAATCCAACACCCACTACCGTTTTAGCCGGTGGAACGTTTACTGCTGTACCTAGTGGCTTGGTGTTTGTTGACACAACAACTGGTGAGATAAATTTAAGTGCATCTACAATAGGTAGTTATACAATTACTTATAATACCTCACCTGTTGGTAATCTTTGTCCAAGCACGTCTACACAAACAATTGCAATAGCTGTTGCTGGTTTAGCTCAAATAGACAACCTTAATTCTATGTCTTTTGATGGGATAAATGATAAAATCAATTTACCACCAACTCAAATATCAACAAGTGATTTTAGTATTTCTTTTTGGTTAAAATCAAGTGATTTATCAACAAGATATAACAATATAACAGGTAGCAGTGGTACAAACGGATATAATAATATATTTACTTATTTATCTCTAAGGTCTGGTAAAATATCAACAGCTGCACCTGCTGGCACTTTTCCTAATTCAAGTTTTTTAACTGATGTTGTTGCAGATGGAAACTGGAACCATATTTTTTTAAGCTATGTTAAATTAGCTGGTCCACACAATCCACAAAAAGGAGTAATAAAAAGTTATGTAAACGGAGAATTACAATATAGTTTAGAATTACCAACTAATATTACTTTTTTAGATAATACAATAACAACAATAGGAGATTATAGCCAAACTGGATTATCACCTACAAGAGCTTTATTAGGCAGTTTAGATGAAATAGGATTGTGGAATGTAGCTTTAACAGGAGCAGAAGCATTAAGTATTTACAATGCAACAGCAGTTGTAGGTGGAGTAAATAAAACAGCAGATTTAAGTCAATTAACAACACCACCAGTAGCGTGGTATAGAATGTAAACTATGGCAACAGAATATTTTAATGACGCTTGGAGAATACCAAACAATAAAAACCAAAGTTTAGTTTCGAACTATTCTATGGAGTTTGATGGAACAAATGATAAAATAGGTTTTGGAGATGTTAACGGTTTTGACATAACAGATAAGTTTAGTGGTTCTTGCTGGATATACTCCACAGCAGCTGGTAACGATTATATTTTAGGAAAAGAACAATCTACATCTCCATATCCTGGTTATATGTTGTATATAGATACTAACCGTAAATTGAGGTTTATAATGGCTGTGTCTTATACTACTGGTAATTATTTTGGCGTCTTAGCTCCTAATTCAGCTATACCTTACAATACTTGGACTCATTTAGTTTTCACTTACGATGGTAGTACTAATAGAACTGGTCTTAAGCTGTATATAAATAGTGTTTTACAAGCTGCGTCTTATACTGGTAGTTCTACTATTTCAGGTTCTATGTTGAATTCAACTGTGCCTTTTCAAATATCAGGTAGAGGCGGAAGTGCAGTAAATGGCATAAACGGAAAAATAGACCAAACTTGTATTTTTGATTATGAACTTCCAGCAACAGGAACAAACTCTGTAGCTACTCTTTATGGTGGTGGAACAGCTGTTACAAATCCAATGTCGTTAAGTCCAAAGCCAGTAGCTTACTATCAATTAGGTGATCAATCAGTTTCTACAGGACCATCTGCAGATTATCTAGTTCCAAATAATAGTTTACAAGATTATGTGTTCTTGTTTCCAAACAATGCAAGAGTATCTATTCCTACAAAAACAATTTCTTTAAAAGCTACTATATCACTTTGGATTAATTACAATGCCTTAGGTTCTGGGAGTTCTGGAACTGTGGTTATAGGTGGAGGTGGACAAAACTATTGGCCTTATATTGAAGCTTCAAGCGGAAAATTTGTTTTTTATATTGATAGTTCTTTTTCTCCATTTAGAACTGCAACAACTACTGTTGACGTAGTTTTAAATAAATGGTTTCATATAGCTTTATCTGACGACGGAGTTAACACAAAAGCTTATATAAATGGAGTTCCTGAAGCAACTATGACAAGTGTAGTTGACACTGTTATTAACACAATTGGAGCCTACTCAACTGGGGGATTTACTGTAGATGGAAAGATGTCTAATGTTGCTTATTGGCAAGATACTAATCTTAGTGATGCTCAAATACTTTCTATTTACAATAACGGAACTCCTAATGACATATCTTCATTAAGTCCTACAGCTTGGTACAAACTAAACGCTCAAGATACTTTTGATGGTTCTAACTGGACAATAACAGATTATGCTGGTAGCAACGATGGAACAAGTTCTGGAATGACTTCAGCAAACTTAGTTCAAAGCAACTTACAGCACACATCTGGATATAGTCCTTACGCATTAGATTTAGATGGTATTAATGACCGTATTACTGCAAATTTTAATTTTCCTTTGTCAACTACAAATTTTAGTTTTAGTGTTTGGATAAAACCAGAAAGCACAACAGCAGCTAATGTTTTTTTAGCAAATAACGATTCTTCAAGTGATGGTTATAATTCTTTTATAGTTAGTAATAATGTTTACTTTAGATTAAACAGTAGTGATGTTATTTCTTCTATTTCAGGTCTTGCTAATACTTGGATTCACGTTGTAGGTACTTATGATGGTTCTACTCAAAAATTATATATTAATAATAACACGCCCTCAACAAAATCATTTTCAACATCTTTAAGTGTAAATGATGTTACTTTGATAGGGGCGCAAGAAAATTTAACAAATTTTTTTAATGGCTCTATTTCCAACTTGTCATTATATAATACAACACTTACAGATTTACAAGTTACAGAGATTTATAATTCTGGCGTTCCATCTAATTTAAATACTTTCTCTGGAACTGCTCCAGTAGCTTGGTGGCAGTTAGGTTCTAATAGTTCTTATTTAGCAGACCCAAATCCTAATCCCCCTAATGTTATAGGTAGATGGACTTGTTTAGACGAAGTAGGAACTAACAATGCACAAAGTAGTAATAATATGACAAATGATGCTATTACAAACGGTGTTGGATATTCTGGAAATGGTTTAGGAACTTCATCTATCGAAATTGTTGGAGATGCTCCCTACTCTACAGCAAATGGAATTAGTGAAAATATGGATGTATTAGATAGAACAACAGATGTACCAAGTTAAAATATTAAAATAAAAAAAATGAATAATAAAAGTTATATAGTAATCGAATTAAGTGATACAAACTTAGTTTTGTTTTCTCAAGTAGATCAGCAAAGTGCACAGTCAATGAGAAGAAATTTAGCAAATACTCAAGGGTTGTTAAGCTATAGAGTTACACCAAGTTTTGTTACAGATGGTAGTTTACCAATAGTAGGTGATGTAATGAATCAAAATGAAGCCTTAGCTTTAATGGCAACCGCAGCTTGGTCAGAGCCAGATCCTATATAGTAAAAAATTACTTATACAAGTAAATATATAAGTAACAGATAAATAAACAATTAAATTAAATCAAATGAAAATTAAAGAAGAAGAATTAAAGTTAATTCAAGAGCAACAAAAAAAGTTAAGTGAACTAATAAACAATATAGGAGTTTTAGAAACTCAAAAGCATGGTTTACTACACGAGATAGCTGGGATTAATAAAGAGATAGAAGAATACAAAGATGTTTTAGAAGCAGAATACGGAGCTATTAACATTAATGTTGAAGATGGCGAATATACTGTAATTGAAAAAGATGTCGAAGATAATAAGGAAGATTAGTATAGGCGCTGACTATAAGAATGAAGCTATGCATTATTCTGTTGGTCAAGAAGTTTATGGTGGTCACATAATTAACGATATAATTTTTAAAGAAGAAGATCAGTCTTACAACGTTTTTATAACTAAAAATAATGAGATACTTCCTTGGAAAAAGTTTAATCGTAATATGGCAGTATCTTTAGAGTACGACTTGAAATATTAAATGAAAAGTCTATATAGTTTTATTGTTAAACCTTTTGAAGATAGGTATAACAATACTAAAAAAGTTAATGATAAAGAATTAATTATTAACTCTAGTATAGAAAACCATATTTTTGTAAGTAAAAAAGCAGTTGTAGTTTCTACTCCAGCTGCTTATACTACAGAAATAAAAGTTGGTGATGAAGTTTATATACATCATAATGTTTTTAGAAGATGGTATGATCAAAAAGGAAGAGAACGTAATAGTTCTACTTACTTCAAAGATGATATGTGCTTTTGTTCTCCTGAGCAAATTTACATGTATAATTTAAAGCCACACTTAGATTATTGCTTTATAAAACCAGTTTTAAATACCCATTTTTTAGAGAACAGAAAAGAACAACCTAATGTTGGTGTAGTGAAATACACTAACAATACCTTAAAAGCACTAGGAATAACACCTGGAACACTTATTACGTTTACTCCAAACTCTGAATTTGAGTTTATTATAGATGGTGAACGACTCTATTGTATGAAATCAAATGATATAGCTTTAACCCATGAATATAAAGGAAACGAAAAAGAAAATAATCCAAGCTGGGCAAAAAGCAGTTGAAGAATTAATTAAAGTAGCAAAAGAAAAGATTGTAGACTCAGACGACGATGTAAGCGCTGATAGATTAAAAAATGCTGCTGCAACAAAAAAATTAGCAATATTTGACGCTTTTGAAATACTAACTCGTATACAAATAGAGGAAGATATTTTAAATGAAAAACCTAAAGAAGTTAAAGATCAAAAAACTTTTAAAGGTTTTGCTGAAGGGAGAAGCAAATGAGTTACGAGCAAACTCTTTGGAAAGAGGTTAAAGATTTAATTAACCCTAAAATATTAAAGAAACAAAATCGTTTCAAAAAATGGGAGTATGGTTATAACTCTGATTATGATTTTATAGTAATAAGTAAAACTGGACAAATTGGACAAATCATTGAAATACAGAATCTCAGGATTGCTTTACCAGCAGCAAATGAACCGTTTAAACGAAGCAAAGAAAAAGCGGAACAGCACTGGGAAAAAGCCGAATATCCAAAAGAATTAAGTAGAATTAAATCTAGGTTTGATTGGGAAGAGCATGACACTGATTTTAAAGAAAAGTGGTATGATTATATTGATAAAGAATTTACAAGAAGAGAACAAGGCTATTGGTTTTATAATAAAGGCAATTGCACATATATCACTGGTACTCATTACATGTACTTACAATGGTCAAAGATCGACGTTGGAGCACCCAATTACAGAGAAGCAAATAGATTATTCTATATATTTTGGGAAGCATGTAAAGCAGATAACAGATGTTACGGGATGTGCTATCTTAAAAACAGAAGGTCTGGATTTTCATTTATGTCCTCAGCAGAGCTTGTTAATCAAGCGACGATATCCAGTGACTCCAGATTCGGTATATTATCTAAATCTGGATCAGATGCTAAAAAAATGTTCACAGATAAAGTCGTGCCAATATCCGTTAACTATCCGTTTTTCTTCAAGCCGATCCAAGACGGTATGGATCGTCCTAAGACAGAACTGGCGTATAGGGTTCCGGCTTCAAAACTTACTAGAAGAAAGCTTGAGAGTAATGAGCAACTAAGAGAACTAGATGGACTTGATACAACTATTGATTGGAAAAATACAGGCGATAACTCTTACGATGGTGAAAAGTTAAAGCTATTAGCTCATGATGAGAGTGGTAAATGGGAAAGACCTGACAACATATTGAATAACTGGAGAGTTACAAAAACTACATTAAGACTAGGATCAAGAATCGTAGGCAAGTGTATGATGGGCTCAACTTCAAACGCATTAGATAAAGGTGGAAACAACTTCAAAAAGTTATACTATAATTCAGACGTTACAAAAAGAAATCGTAACGGACAAACTTCTTCTGGACTCTATTCTATGTTCATCCCTATGGAGTGGAACTACGAAGGATTCATGGATTCTTACGGATCACCTGTTTTCATTAGAGAAAAAGATAGCATCAAAGGAGCAGACGGTTACGACATTACAACAGGCGTTATTGAACACTGGGAAAACGAAGTAGATGGTTTAAGAAACGATCAAGACAGTTTAAATGAATATTATAGGCAGTTTCCAAGAACTGAAATGCACGCATTTAGAGATGAAGCTAAAGAAAGTTTATTTAACTTAACTAAGATATACCAACAAATAGATTACAACTTAGAATCTAATAATGCAGCTGCTGTAACAACAGGTAGCTTCATGTGGGATAACGGAATTAAAGATAGTAAGGTTGTATTCTCTCCTAATAAAGATGGTAGATTTAAAATAAGTTGGGTACCACCTGTTAATTTGCAAAACAAAATAATTAACAAAAATAATGGTAAATACCCTGGTAATGATCATATAGGTGCATTTGGTTGTGATAGTTACGACATCTCTGGAACTGTAGATGGAAAAGGATCTAATGGTTCATTACATGGATTAACTAAGTTTTCTATGGAAGATTCACCACCTAATCACTTTTTCTTAGAATATATATCAAGACCTCAAACGGCTGAAATATTTTTTGAAGATGTGCTTATGGCTTGTGTATTTTATGGCATGCCAATACTAGCTGAGAATAATAAACCTAGATTATTATATTATTTTAAGCGTAGAGGTTATAGAGGTTTTTCAATTAATCGTCCTGATAAAATTTGGAACAAACTTTCTGTAACTGAAAAAGAAATAGGTGGAATACCTAATTCAAGTGAAGACATTAAGCAAGCACACGCTGCCGCTATAGAGTCTTACATAGAAGAACATGTAGGAGCAACAGAAAGTGGACATGGTGATATGTATCATCAAAGTACATTAGAAGATTGGGCTGTATTTAATATAAATAATAGAACAAAACACGATGCTTCTATTAGTTCTGGCTTAGCTATCATGGCTTGTCACAAAAACAGGTATACACCAGTGGCTGCTAGAAAGAAACAGTCTATAAACTTAGGCATTAAAAGATATGATAACACAGGTTATGTTTCAAAAATAAAATAAATGATAAATACTAATTATAATAGCATATTTCCAGATCAAGTAGTCCCAGATGCAGAAAAAGCTACAGAAGAGTATGGCTTACAAGTAGGTAGAGCTGTAGAGTCTGAGTGGTTTACTAATGGCAATGGTTATTCAGATAGGTTTGGTAGCAACTATAATTCTTTTCACAATTTAAGATTATACGCTAGAGGAGAGCAATCAGTTCAAAAATATAAAGATGAGCTATCTATTAATGGCGATTTATCTTATTTAAACTTAGACTGGAAACCTGTACCAGTTATACCTAAGTTTGTTGATATAGTTGTGAACGGCATGTCACAAAGAAATTATGAAATTAAAGCTTACGCTCAAGACCCTGAGTCTTTAGTTAAGAGAACTAAATATGCTGAGTCTTTACAAAGAGACATGATGCAAAAAGATTTAATAAATCAAATAACTGAAATAACAGGCATGGATGTTTCAGCATCTCAAGGTGTTGGATTGGAAATGGAAAGTGAAGAAGATATACAACTTCACATGCAGATGAGTTATAAGGAATCTATAGAAGTAGCAGAGGAAGAGGTTATAAACAATGTTTTAGCTAATAACAAGTATGATTTAATAAGAAGAAGATTAAATTATGATCTAACTGTTTTAGGTATATCAGCTGTTAAAACTGATTTCAATAGATCTGAAGGCGTTACTTTAGACTATGTTGACCCAGCTAGTTTAGTTTACTCTTATAGTGAAGATCCTAATTTTGAAGACTTATATTACGTTGGTGAAGTAAAGTCTATAAGTATGCCAGAGCTTAAAAAGCAATTTCCTTATTTAACGCCAGAAGAACTTAAAGAGATTCAAAAATATCCAGGTAATCAAAACTACACTAGAAACTGGAGCGGTAGATATGATGACAACACAATTCAAGTATTATATTTTGAATATAAAACTTTTGCTAATCAAGTATTTAAAATTAAAGAAACAGCAAATGGTTTAGAAAAAGCTATTGAAAAAACTGATTCATTTAATCCACCTGAAGAAACTGATGGTTTTAAAAAAGCATTTAGATCTATTGAAGTTCTTTATTCTGGAGCTAAAATACTAGGACACAACAAGATGTTGAAATGGGAGTTAGCTGAGAACATGACTAGACCTATGTCTGATACTGTTAAGGTTAATATGAATTATAATATAGTTGCTCCTAGAATATATAAGGGTAGAATAGAGTCTATAGTGTCTCGTATTACTGGTTTTGCTGATATGATTCAATTAACTCATTTAAAATTACAACAAGTAATGTCTAGAGTAGTGCCTGATGGTGTTTATTTAGATATGGATGGTTTAGCAGAGGTTGATTTAGGTAATGGAACTAACTACAACCCATCAGAAGCTTTAAATATGTATTTTCAAACAGGTTCTGTTGTTGGTAGATCAATGACTCAAGATGGTGGCATGAATCCTGGTAAAGTCCCTATTCAAGAGCTACAATCAAGTTCTGGTGGAGCTAAAATACAATCTTTGATACAAACTTATGAGTATTATCTTAAAATGATAAGAGACGTAACGGGGCTTAATGAAGCTAGAGATGGTACTTTACCTGATAAGCAGTCATTAGTTGGTTTACAAAAGCTAGCAGCTGCTAATTCAAACGTAGCAACTAGACACATATTACAAGCTAGCTTATACTTAACATTAAGATCTTGTGAGAATATATCTTTAAGAATAGCTGATGCTTTAGCTTTTCCACTTACCAAACAAACATTAATGTCTAGTATATCAAGATATAATGTAGCTACATTGGAAGAATTATCTAAAGTTAATATACATGACTTTGGTATATTCTTAGAGTTAGAACCTGACGAAGAAGAAAAGCAAGTATTAGAACAAAATATTCAAATAGCTTTAAAAGGTGGTCAAATAGATCTTGAAGATGCTATAGATATTAGGCAAGTTAATAATTTAAAACTTGCTAATCAAATGTTAAAGAAAAGGCGTAAGGATAAACAAGTTAAAGATCAGCAAATGCAGCAAGAGAATATGCAAGCACAAGCACAGGCTAATGCTCAAGCAGCTGAACAAATATCATTAGCTGAGGCTCAAAAACAACAAGTTATATCACAACAAAACATAAGCTACGAACAGGCTAAATCTCAATTTGATATTCAAAAAATGGAAAGAGAAGCTCAGATCAAGCAACAACTAATGGAAGTTGAATTTAACTATAACATGCAGTTGGCTCAAATGAATTCTCAGTCTAAGCAGAAAAATGAAAATTTAAAAGAAGATAGAAAAGATCAAAGAACAGAGATGCAAGCTACGCAACAGTCTGAACTTATTGATCAAAGAAAAAATGATTTATTACCTAAAAACTTTGAATCCGCAGGTAATGATACAATGGGCGGTTTTGGTTTAGAGCAGTTTGGCCCTAAATAATTTTATATTAACTATTATATTATATTATGTCAGAAGAAATAAAAGAAAACCCTAAAGGGGAATTAGAACAAGGTGAGTTTAAGGTTAA